ATGAATACATGGTTATGCAACATAACCGAGTGGTTAAACCTAATGATAAAGTATATTTCTTAGGCGACGTTGCTATGCCAAAAACGGCAGAAGCATTAAAAATCTTGGCTAGAATGAATGGCGAAAAGATTTTAATTAAAGGCAATCACGATGTATGCAAACCTACGCAATACCTAGAATATTTTAAGGATATTCGTGGTGTATATCATATTGATGGATTTGTAATGAGCCATGTGCCATTACATCCAGACTCATTACAACGATGGGGTATTAATATACACGGACACTTACATCAAAGAGAAGTATTATTGTCCAATAAATATCCAGACACTAGATATTTTAGTGTTTGTATGGAACGATTAGATGACTATCAACCCATTTCACTAGAACAAATTAAAAAGCAATGTTTAATACGCGAACAACACTCGCATCATTATTTTGATTTTGATAGAAATTTGGGCCGGTAGCTTAATGGTAAAGCAGGCGACTCATAATCGCTTGAGTGGGAGTTCAATTCTCTCTCGGCCCACCAATACAACCCAGCTTTAAGCTGGGTTTTTTGTTTGTTGAAATATTCACTTGAATCAACAAACTGTTTTTGATATAATATATGTTCTCAAACAAACTTTAACAGGAAACACAACATGAAAATTTATTTTGGTCAAGTATCACAAGATGACGTAGATGCTTTTGGTGAAGATGGTCTAATTGGTCCAGATTCTAATGGTAACTTTTATGGGCAGTATGTAGAATATGGAACTAACCCAGGCGGTTTAGATGAAATTGTTATTGCAGATGGATGCAATCGCATGGTTCCAATTACCGTTGAGTCATTGCCTGATTTAATTACAGCATTGCAAGATATTCAAGAAGCTAATGAAAAAATTGCACAGGCTAAAAAATTGAAAAAGCATATGAAAAGCGATGGCATTAAATATGTAGAAGATGAAGAAGTATTTTGGGATATTGAAATTGACGACCAATACTCATTTAAAGGTAATGGTTGGTAATCTTTCTATTATCTATAGCAAGGTATTTATAAAATTAGAAAGGTAATATATAGTGGCAAAATCAGGCAGTAAATCACAAGAAGGTTACTACAGCAGTTACAAATCTAGTAATAAATGGATGAGTAATCGTAAACGTAAACTAGAAAAACAATTAAAACTACAGCCTAATAACGAACAAATTAAAGAAGCACTAAAAAACATTAAATATCGCAGAAAAACGCCCACAGGTAAATCTATGTGGTCAAAACAAAATATTCAAACTGCAAAACTATTTAAACAAATTACTGGTCGTGCAAGTCACGAATTATTTAGTAGTAATCCTCAAGTACAAGTTGCTGCTTTAATGGCTCGTAGTGATACCGCAAAGCATAAAGTTCCCGAAGGCAAAGTTAACTTTAGTTTAGGTGCACGCGCACACGATTCTAAAGGTAACTTAATATGGGATTGATTGAGTATTACATTATTTTTGCATTAACTACAGGCATTACTAGTTGTTATGAATTTATGTTTCCAGCAATTAGAAAAGCTAGACAAGCGGGTATTGTTAATACTTTTACTGAAAATACCTTGCTTAGTTATACAACCTATATTGTAATTAGCACAATATTTGCTCCATTTACAATATTTCCTATTTTGTTTATGGAAGCTAATGCAAAATATAAACTAGGACTTGAAAAAGTAGTACTAGAACCAAACAAATAAAAATTTACATTTGACTCTAAACCTTAAACACTATATAATATATACTTAATCGAAATAAAGAAAGGCAAACCATGAAATTTGTAGAATTTAAATACACTAAAGCTGACGGCTCAGTTTCTAACCGAGCAATTATTGAATTGGTAACTCCTACCAAGTATGTTGAAGGTATTGATGTTACACAAATGCCTGAAAATGAATTTGCAGCTTTTACTAGTGCAATGGCTGATCTCAAGCGTACTCAACACGAACAAACTATGACTTTGCTTGCAGATTTTGATTTAAAACACAACTATCGTAAATTTATTCCTGAACAAATGACCAATGTCACTTCAGAATTCGTATAAACACAACTAAGGAAATTAAAAATGGCTACTTGGACAGAAGAACTCAAAACAAAAGTAATTGAGATGTATGAAACCGCAGGTCCTACACCAGAATCTTCAACTGAAATTATTAAAGATATTGCAGAAGAAATTGAAATGTCGCCTAATGGCGTTCGCATGGTACTAGTGCAAGCTGGTGTCTATGTTAAAAAAGAAGCAAGCACTTCACCCAGTAAAACAAAAACTACCAGCGGTGAAGGCACAAAGCGTGTTAGCAAAGAGTCTAGCATTGCTGAATTGACTGCCGCTATTGAAGCGGCTGGTAAACCTGTTGACGAAGATATTCTCAGCAAGTTGACTGGTAAAGCAGCAGTATACTTCTTGAGCGTACTCAAGGCGTAATTTTAGGCGGCCTTGTGCCGCCTTTTTTATTTGAAAGGAATTGACATGGCACGTAAACGTAGTGAAATTGAAGAAGAAAGAATGACAGATGCTAATATTGCAAAAGTTATTAAACTACTAGAACCCGAAGAAGGTAAAGCTATCACTAAAAAAGATGCCTGTCAAATCCTTGGTATGGCATATAATACTACTCGTTTGGGTACTATTATTGAAGAATTTAAAAAGAAACAAGAACGTACTGCTAAACGTAAAGCTGAGTTGCGTGGTAAACCTGCAACTCAGGATGAAATTGTTTATATTATTAGTGAATATTTAAATGGTGAAACAGTAGATAGTATAACTAAAAGTACGTATCGCGGCCCAACATTTATTAAACAAATCTTAGAAAACAATAGCGTACCTATTCGTCAAACGTCACATGACTATTTTAATCCAGAACTAATTCCAGATGGAGCAACTCGTGAACGATTTAAAATTGGAGAAATTGTTTACAGTGCTAGGTATGATTCTATTGCAAAAATAGAAAGCGAACAAAAAGATAGTAAATACGGATGGATTTACAGAATCTGGTTACTTGCCGAAAAGTGGAAACAAAGCGCATATCAAGAAGCGTATGAGTTAGCCAGTCTAGAACATTTGCGTGAAATTGGAGTTAAAATATAAATGGATGACAATATTCACTATAACAAACTAATCGAAGAAAACATGGAAAAAGGTTTTCAAGTTAGATTAGTAGTAAATGAATTTAGGGATGTGCAGTATATTCAACTTCGTAAATATTTTCTTACCTATGAAGGCGATTGGCAAGCTAGTCGTGAAGGTATATCCATACCTGCTAGTACAGAAAATATTTATAGTCTGCTAGACGGATTATTTGATATTTGCAGTAAAGCAGAGGGTGAAGATATTATCAGACACTACGCTGAAAAATTGTCTTGATCTTTAGACCCTAAACTGGTATAATATATCTTCATTAAAAACAAAATCACCATGAACAAACTAGAACAATACTTAAATTTAGCAAGCCGAATGTATTATGCAGGTACTCCGATTATTTCGGATGACCAGTTTGATCGTTTGGCTGATTCTATTGGGTATAACCAAGTTGGTGCTAAACAACACGGCAATATTGAACGTCATGTATACCAAATGTACAGTCTGCAAAAACATTATGCAGATGAGGGCAAGCGTCCACTAGAAGGTATCAAAGATGTTTGTTTTACAGTTAAACTAGACGGTGCAGCTATTAGTCTACTTTATGTAGACGGCGCACTGGTACGTGCACTAACTCGTGGTGATGGAGTAGAAGGTCAACTAATTACTGATAAAATTTTAGCACACACTGGCTTAGTTCCACATACTATTCCTGTTCAGGGAGTAGTTCAGATTACTGGAGAAATTGTAGCACCAAGCCATATTGAAAATGCTAGAAATTATGCGGCAGGTTCCCTTAATTTAAAAGACCCAACAGAGTTTAAAACTCGTGCAGTAAACTTTTTTGCTTATGGTATGCAACCTTATGCTAACACAAAGTTTATGCAAGATTTAGATGATTTAAAATCATATGGTTTTAATGTAATTAGTGAAATAGATTTAGATAAAATTTATCCTTGTGATGGCGTAGTGTTTCGTGTAAATAATAACGCACAATTTTACGAGATGGGCTATACAGCTAAACATCCTCGTGGTGCATACGCTATGAAAGAAAGAGCAGCCCATGTTGAAACAAAACTACTTGATGTTGAATGGCAAGTGGGTAAAAGTGGCAAAGTCACTCCAGTTGCTATTCTGGAGCCTGTTTATATTGGCGATGCTCTAGTCAGTCGTGCTACTCTTAATAATCCTGGTTTTATCGAAATGCTAGATCTGCAAATCGGAGACACCGTAGCAATAATTAGAAGTGGTGAAATTATCCCTTGCATACTACACAAAGTAGATGCATAAAATTTTTTAGCCAAGGGCATTTGAAATTTTCACTTGTCACAAGCTGCTTAATCAGGTATAATATACATATAAATTGATAAAGAAACTATGAGAATCCAAATACCAACTGAATGCCCCTGCTGTGATTATAAACTGGAACTGGTCAACGATCAGCTTTTTTGTAGAAACACGGCTTGTAGTGCTCAGTTAAACAAAAAAGTTGAACATTTTTGTAAGACTCTTGGCGTTAAAGGTATGGGTTCACGCACAGTAGAAAAACTTGGTTTGAGTGATATTACAGAAGTGTTTTATCTTGAACAAGATCAAGTTGTTGAAGCACTGGGCAGTGAAAAAGTTGCACTAAAATTGTTAGACGAAATTAGCCGTAGTAAATCGGCTGATTTGGCTACAGTAATTGCTAGTTTTTCAATTCCATTAGTTGGTTCAACTGCAAGTAAGAAACTATGTGAAGTAGTTACATCTGTAGACGAGATCAGTTATGATACTTGCAAACAGGCTGGACTAGGAGATAAGGTAACACAGAATCTTTTAGGCTGGCTTGAAACTGATTTCCAAGAGATGAGAGAGTTTTTGCCTTTCTCGTTTAAATCTCAAAAAAATTCCAATACAAGTAGTGGATCAACTATTTGTATCACAGGAAAGTTATCATCTTACAAAACTAAAGCAGAAGCCTACAAAGCATTAGAAGAGGCGGGCTACACACCAGTAGAGTCTGTGACAAAAGCCACAAACTATTTAGTTGATGAAGAAGATAAAGGTAGTTCAAAACGCAAAAAAGCCGAGTCTCTCGGTATTACAATTATCACAAACTTAAATACTTTTTTGAAAGAAACAAAAAATGACTGAAAAAACCAAAAAATGGTCTGACGACGCAGTTGCACAATTGACCAACATGGTCGGCAACCAATCCCCAGTTAGCGTTGACACTGTTGAGCACGCTGCCGAAACTCTAGGTTTCACAACTCGTTCCGTTGCAAGCAAATTGCGTCAAATGGATTTCGAAGTTGCTTCTATGGCAAAAGAAAAAGTTAGCGCATTTACCGCTGACGAAGGTGCAGAATTAGCTGATTTTGTACAAAACAATGCTGGCGCATTTACCTATAAGGAAATCGCTGAGCAGTTTGCTGATGGCAAATTCACTGCAAAACAAATCCAAGGTAAACTCTTGGCTTTGGAGTTGACAGGCTCTGTTAAGCCTGCTGAAAAAGTTGAAGTTGCTCGCACATATAGCGATGCCGAAGAAGCCACATTTATTGCTATGGCTGAATCTGGCAGCTTCATCGAAGACATTGCTACAACTTTGAACAAGTCTGTTGCTAGTGTCCGTGGTAAGGCTTTGAGCCTAACACGTAAGGGTCAAATTGCTAAAATTCCTGCACAGCGTACATCACACGCTAAGGAAACAGTTGATCCAGTTACCGCTTTGGGTTCTGCTATTGCTAGCATGACTGTTGCTGATATTGCTAAAGCTGTTGACAAGACCGAGCGTGGTCTTCGTACTCTACTTACACGTCGTGGCATCAAAGTTGCCGATTATGACGGTGCAGCTAAGAAAGCTAAAGCAGAAGCTAAAGCTGCTGCTTAATTAGTTTTTAATTAAACAGTGGGTCGGGAGTTTGTAAAGGCTCCCGACCCTTTTTACTTTGTAGAGTCGAAAAATGAAAGTAACAATTACATATCACGACAACGACTCCTTTACAGTAGAAGAAGTCGTTAAGCAAGCCACACATAATTATGGCAAAGCTGTTCAAGTAGAAATTATGCCTGAAAGTACAATGGCATATGACCATATTTATTTTGGACTGCAACAATTAATTACACATGAGCAGTTAAGTCTACTATTTGATAAAGATACTGCTTATCAACAAGACATTAAAAAACTAAGAGAGTCTGTACTCTATAAAATTACAGAAATTATTGACCAAGTTATCATTGATAATGAATCGAAAGTAGGATAATTTTGGATACATCCGCAGTAGTCCTAAATAAATTACTAAGTGAAAAGAACTTGGATATTTGGGCTCGTCTTAAATTAGTATTTTTAGACGCTGCGTACTCTTCCCTTTACGGCTCAATTAATAAATACTATGAAAAATATAGTGCCGTACCATCATTTGATGATCTTGAGATAACCTTAAGGGAGGGTCCAGCGTCAAAAACGTTAGCTACTCTCAGGTTAACTGAGGTACCAGACGTTTCTGCCGAAGTAGCGCTGGATGCGCTAATCGACCAATACACACAAAACGAAACTGTAAAATTATTAGACAAATTCGTAGATAAGTTACCGCTTTATGACTCTAATGAGATAAAGGATAACTTAGCTAATATCGCACTAACAATAGAAGAAAAAACTCATACTAGTGAAAAAGTTTTCACAATGGCAGACATGATGATGTTTCGCCATCCTGATGAATTGGAAAAAGAACGTGTTTATCTTGGACTTAACAATACTTTTGATGCTGTGCTTGGGGGCGTGGCTAGACAAGAACTTATCCTTATTGGCGGAAAACGTGGTAGTGGCAAGAGTATTGCTAGTAGTAATATTTTTGTTAATCAGTATGAGGCTGGAAACTCCAGTATCTATTTTAGCATTGAGATGACTGCACAAGAAACAATGGAACGAAATCTAGCGATTTTAGCCAATGTTAATTTACAGAATCTAAAACAACATAAACTAACAGACGACGAAGTATTAAGAGTAGTAAAAGCTAGAGCGGGTATGTTTCAAGAAGCAGACCAAACAATTTCAGACTTTTTGCGCCACAGAGACAGATTTAAATTTGAAGAAACACTAGTACGTAATCATGAACTTAAAGTAGATAATCAAATGATTATTGTTGATGACAGAGATCTTACCCTAAGCAGTATTGACCTACACATTGGTAAAGCTAAAGCCAAATTTGGTGATAAATTAAAAGTTGTTGTAGTAGACTACATTAATCAAATTGTATTAGAAGGTAGTGATCAGTATGATTGGAAGCCACAGATTGAAGTGTCCAAGAAACTTAAAAACCTTGCCCGTAAGTATGAAATCGTTATGGTTTCGCCATATCAAATTGATGCAACGGGTGAAGCCAGGTTTGCGAAAGGTATTCTTGATGCAGCCGATATTGCTCTTACAATGGAAGCCCATGACAAAGAAACAAATGCAATTAGCTTTGACACCACAAAGATTCGTGGCGGTAGAGAAATGGCATTTACTTGCCCCATCGACTGGGACACCTTACGCATTAGTCCACAATCGGTTGATAAGCCCGCAGCTAAAGAACCAGTTAAAAAGGCTGGCAAAAAAGAAAAACAAGATTTAAAACAAGACGATGCATCTTCTGACTTACCTTGGAACGCATAATGAGTGACCCAGTACTAGAATTAATTAATAAAAATGGATTGCAATTTAGTGTTTCGGGCAGGGATTACTTAATTAAGTGTTTAAATCCAGATCACGAAGATAGTAATCCTAGTTTTCGTGTAGATAAAGTTAGTGGAGTTGCACACTGTTTTAGTTGTGGATTTAAAACTAATTTATTTAAATATTATGGTGTATTTACTAATCCCATTCCAATTAAAATTGCTAAACTAAAAGAAAAGTTAGCTGAGCTAAAGGTTGGTACTTTTGGGTTAGATTTACCACTAGGACATACGCCATACACAAAACAATTTCGTGGAATTAGTCCTCAAACTTTAAAAAAGTTTGGGGCTTTTTATACCAATCAAGTAGAAAAGCTACAAGATAGAATCATTTTTCCTATTAAAGATATTACAGATAAAATTGTAGTATTTGTAGGCAGACATACTCTATCTAATGGTAATCCTAGATACATTAACTACCCTAGTGGTGTTCGTATGCCAGTATTTCCTACACATTTACCTAGCGGGTATCAGTCTATGGTAATTGTTGAGGGTATTTTTGATATGTTAAATTTGTATGACAAAGGGCTAGAAAATGCAGTTTGTGCATTTGGTACAAATACACTACAAAATAATACTGGCGAAAAATTATTACCATTTAAAGCACAAGGCATTACACATATCTATATTTTATTTGATGGTGATGATGCAGGTGCTCAAGCAGCAAGAAACTTAAAACCACTTATTGAGCAAGAGGGTTTTATAGTAGAAATTATAACACTACCTGATGGTGTAGACCCAGGTGAATTAGATCAGTTTGATGTAAAAAGTATTGCTGAGTATATTACAAAATAAACTTGACAAATTAGCTTAAATACGCTATAATAAAGTATTGAATAGGAAAATTATGAAAAAAATAGCCTTGATTGATAAAGCCCCAAATCGTACTCGGTACAGTGATTATTTTCAGTTTGAATTTGATCACTATCACATGAGTTCGGTTCCAATTACTAAATTGTTGAAAAAAGATGTTGATTTAGTAGTTGATTTAGACGAATATGATTTGGTAATTTTAGTAGGGGCAGAAGCAGCTAAAGAGTATGCAAAAGTTACTAGTGTAACTAACTATGCAGGACAACTTGTTGCAGACAAATTTGTACCTATTAGTAATCCAGCCATGCTTGCATTTAAGCCTGAAGGTAAACCCGACTTTCAGCGTGCAGTAGATAAACTACATAAATATGTAGATGGTTCTGTAAAGAAAATGGTTGAAGGCGATTTTAAAGGTATTGATAGTACAGAAGAAGCAAAACAGTTTTTACAAGAAGTGCTAGACAATGCACAAGGCTATGTAGCACTAGACACAGAAACTACAGGACTTTATCCTCGTGATGGTTATGTATTAGGCGTGTCTATTAGTTATAAAGCTAAACATGGCAGATATATTCTTACAGATTGCATGAACGAAGATTGTTTATATTTGTTACAACAAATTAATAATCAATTTGAAATTGTGTTTCATAACATGAAGTTTGATTATAAAATGCTTACTTACCATCTTCAGTTAGAATTCAATCGTAAACGTGTACATGATACTATGGTTATGCACTATGTATTAGATGAAGCAGATAGTCACGGCTTAAAACAACTTGCTCTTAAATATACAGATTATGGCGATTACGATAGCGAGTTAGATGAGTTTAAGAAAGAGTATTGTACTAAGAATGGTATTCTTCAGGATGATTTTACTTATGATCTCATACCTTTTAACGTTATCAGTCGTTATGCTAGTATTGATACTGCTGTAACTTATGAGTTATTTCATAAGTTTTTGCCTATTATTCAAAAAAATGACAAGTTGCGTTATGTATATGAAACAATTCTTATTCCAGGTACATTATTCTTAATGGATATGGAAGAAGTAGGTATTCCTATTAGTCAAGAGCGTATGGCTGCAGCTAACTTGTATCTTGATGAAGAAATTCAAAAAGCAAAGGAAGTTGTATATGGATTCGAAGAAGTTAAGCGTTTTGAGAAAGATACTGGTAAGATCTTTAATCCTAATAGCGTTATGCAGTTACGGGTTGTTCTTTTTGACTATCTTGGACTTAATCCCACGGGAAAGAAAACTGCCACAGGAGCAATCTCAACAGACGCAGAAGTGCTAGAGCAGCTTTCAGAAGAACACCCTCTTCCTGCTGCTATTTTAAAAGTACGACAACTTGGTAAAATTCAAAATACCTATATTTCAAAAATACTACCGGAACTTGATCGTGATGGGCGTATTCGTACAAATTTCAATCTTATATTTACTACTAGTGGTCGCCTTAGTAGCAGTGGGAAGTTCAACGCTCAGCAAATACCTCGCGACAACCCTATTATCAAAGGTTGCATTAAAGCTCCAGCAGGTTATAAAATTGTATCGCAAGATTTGACTACAGCAGAAATGTATTATGCAGCTGTGTTATCAGGCGACAAAAACCTACAAGAAGTATTTTCTAGTGGCGGTGATTTTCATAGTACAATTGCTAAAATGGTATTTAATTTGCCCTGTAATGTAGAAGATGTTAAAAAACTTTATCCTGCAATGCGTCAAAGTGCTAAAGCTATTAGTTTTGGTATTTTGTATGGTAGTGGTGCTAATAAAGTATCTCAGACTGTATCAAAAGCTACAGGTGAAAGTTATCCCGTAGAACAGGCTCGTGATGATATTAAGCAATATTTTACAAAATTTAAAAAACTTAAAAACTGGTTGGATACTCGTAAGACCTTTATTGAGCAAAATGGTTATACTTATAGCTTTTTTGGTCGCAAGCGTCGTTTACCTAATGTATTTAGCAGTGATAAAGGTATTGCGGCTCATGAAGTTCGCAGTGGTATTAACGCTGAAGTCCAGTCTCTTGCTAGTGATGTTAATTTGCTTGGTGCCATGGGCACTGCTAATGATGTTGTTGCATCTAAAATTGACGCTCAAATATTTATGCTTGTTCATGACTCGATTGTTGCACTCGTTAAGGAAGAACAAGTAGAACAGTATTGTGAAATATTAAAACGCAATACGCAACATGACTGGGGTTGTAGTATTCCTAATCATCCAATTGGTGTTGACCAAGATGTAGGGGATGACTACAGTTTTGGTGATTGGGAAGGCTATTATGAAGTTACAGGAGATCGTATTTCCCGTGTTCAGGCTGGGTGAAAAGCAACCACTAGAGCAAGATAATTTATTGTACTATAGAGCCGAGTATAGCGATAAAGATACTGCTGAACATACAACCAACTATAGATTAGTAGATGATAAAAATATAGACAAGCCTACGTTAGGATTACGTAGGCTTGTTCTTTTACAAAAATATAGTATGTTTCCTATTGGAACAGCAATATATTTTTTAGTAGACATTATAAAATTAGCAAAATCAACTACCTGGTTTATTGATAGTAACGGAAAACCCTTTCAACATAAAAAAACCAAGCGCGCCAAGCTGACAACAAAAAAGATTAATAAAGTTTTACCTGCGGATGGCATAGGGTGTGTGTTAGAACTTGATGGCATTGCAAGCAGATTTAAAACTATGAAACAACCTAAAACTTATGAACAATATGCTGGAGTATTACATATGGACAACAGTTACTTATTGTATGGCTATTTTGAATACCCACAAAAAGATACGTGGAGATTAGTATAATGCCAAAAGCAGTAATTAGCAATAGAATTTATATGGATAATCCAGGAGTAGAGCATACTAAAGAAGTAATGCGTACACTTACATATAAAATTCATAAAGATACTGGTTCCAAAAAGTTTCAAAGTGTAGAAACAATTAAAAATTATAGTACATTAATTAATGGCATTTTATCTATTCCGCAAGGCAGATTAGATCTAGTACCTGAACACTACGATTTAATAGATAAACGAGTACAAGTACCTGTGCCGTTTCCTAAAACAAAATTTGAATTGCGTGAAGATCAAGCGTTAGTGTATAATCAAGCTAATGATACTTGTTTTATTAATGCATTAGTAGGTTGGGGTAAAACTTTTACAGCTCTTCACATTGCTAAAAAGTTTGGGCAAAAAACTTTAGTTATTACACATACTACTGCATTGCGAGATCAATGGGTAGAAGAAGTAGAAATTTTATTTGGGATGACACCAGGTATTATTGGTAGTGGGCAATTTGACATTGAAGATCACGCCATTGTAGTAGGTAATATTCAAACTATTGTAAAACACCTAGGTAAATTAACTAAAGAATTTGGCACTATAATTTTAGATGAAGCCCATCACTGTCCTGCAACTACATTTGCTGGAACAGTAGACGCCTTTCATGCTAGATATAGAATTGCACTTAGTGGTACAATGATTCGTAAAGATGGTAAACATATATTGTTTGACGATTATTTTGGTCACACAGTATACAGACCACCACAAGCTAACACAATGAACCCAACAGTGCATTTAGTAAAAAGTAATTTTATACTAAAACCAGGGGTTACTTGGGTAGAAAAAATAAATGATTTAACACAACAAGATATGTATAGAAAGTATATTAGTTTAATTGCTAAAGTACATATTCGAGCAGGACATTCAGTACTAGTAATAGCTGATAGGGTAGAATTCTTAGAAAAAGTTAAGGAATATATTGGTGATACGTGTTTGTTGGTTACTGGCGACACATCCTTTGAAGAACGACAACAAGCAAAAGAACAACTGCTCAAAAAAGAAAAGTTGTGCGTTGCTGGAAGTAGGCAAATCTTTTCAGAAGGATTATCAATAAATGTACTAAGTTGTGTTATTCTAGCAGTACCTATGTCAAACGATAGTCTACTAGAACAAATTGTAGGTAGGGTTATGAGACCGTATGAAGGTAAATTAGACCCCATAGTAGTAGATATTCAATTTGCTGGTTGGGCCGATAAAAAACAGAACAATGATCGGCTAGGACTCTACTTACGCAAAGGCTGGGAAGTTGAATCGGTGTAAAAAATTCAACTTGTCAAACCCTATCCAAAATGATATAATATATATTAAGTTTCAGTATATGACACTTTTCTTCAATCTTACCTTATTAGAGAACAATACACAGTGTGATCCGATAAAGTTAGTTGAACAATTAAGATTGCACTTTATTAGAAAAGCTATTCCTAAAAATCAATACACTAAAATCAAACCGATTTTTAATTTAAAAGGTAATAGCTTTCTAATAAAGCCTTCTTTATTTTTTGCTGATAAAAATACTGATATAGTATATAAGTCACAATATATTCGGCTAGCGGGGCGTAGAGATTACGCTATATATAAACACTATGGTCATAAATATTTAGATCTTTCATTCTTTTCTGATATAGACCTTAACGCAATAAAATCAAATCCGCTAATAACAATCAAAGAAAACAAAATTTATTTCAAATACGAGGAAAATTAAAAATGGCACTAAGTTTTAAAAATACAAAAGGTAAGGCTCAATCTAATAAAGTTGAGGCATATGAGTACAAAGACGGAGAAAATACAGTTCGTCTAATCGGTGGAGTTCTTCCACGATATATTTACTGGCTAAAAGGCACTAATAATAAAGACATTCCAGTGGAGTGCTTGGCTTTTAGTCGTGAAAAAGAAAAGTTTGATAACGTAGAAAAATACTATGTTAATGAATATTTTCCTGATGCAAAATGTAGCTGGAGTTATTCAGTTAACATTATTGACCCTAAACAGAATAAAGTTGTAGCACTAAATCTTAAAAAGAAGTTGTTTGAGCAAATTGTATCAGCAGCAGAAGATTTGGGCGACCCTACAGATTTTGATACAGGTTGGGATGTAGTATTTAAGCGCGTTAAGACAGGCCCGCTTCCATTTAATGTAGAGTATACTCTACAAGTTTTGCGCTGTAAAACTCGCGCATTGACTGATGAAGAGCGTGCAATGGCTGAAACAGCTAAACCTATTGATGAAAAATTCATTCGTCCTACAGAAGCAGAAGTAAAAGCATTGTTAGAAAAGATTACAAACAATGTTGATGAAGAAGAAAGCACTGATAGTGCTGCTGCTGAAGCCGTCAAAGAATTAGGTTAATCAACAAAAAGCCCGCTAAACGAACAGCTTAGCGGGCTTTTCTGTCTTATAAAGGTCATATGAAAGTATTATTTACAGCTGACGTACATATTAAGTTAGGTCAGAAGAATGTACCTGTTGATTGGGCTAAAAATAGGTATAATATGCTTTGGAGTCAGCTACAGGCTATCCAAAGTGAGTGTGATTTATTTGTTATAGGTGGAGATGTTTTTGATAAACTTCCTAATATGGAAGAATTAGAAACTTACTTTGACTTAGTTAATAGTTGTAATGTCAATACAATTATTTATGCAGGTAATCATGAAGCCGTTAAAAAAGATACAACATTTCTTAGTAACTTAAAACAAGTTACTAATAGATTAAATCCATTGGTAACAGTTATTGATGACTATTACACTATGGAAAATATGGATTTTATTCCATACAACAAACTAAAAGAATTTGAAAAAACACCACATTTAGTACACAACAATATTTGTTTTACACACGTTCGTGGAGAAATTCCGCCACACGTTAAACCTGAAATGGATTTATCATTATTTGATCGCTGGAAACTAGTATTAGCTGGAGATTTACATAGCTATGAAAACTCACAACTTAATATATTATATCCAGGAAGCCCTGTTACCACTAGTTTTCATA